CGTTAAGCCAAAGTCTGCACTTAACAAGGCTTTGTTCCGTCAAGAAAAGGGAGCAAAGGTAGCAGCTAAAGCTGCAGCACCTATTGCCAAAGCAGCCAAGTCTGCTGCTACAGCGGTTAAGAAACAAGGTCCAGTTAAAGGTATGCCAACTAAACCATTTAAAGAAATGACAGCAACTGAAAAATCTAATTTCTTAAAAGGTGCAAAGCCAGTTGGCGTAGGAACTATGAAAAATGGCAAAATTACATTTAAGTTTAATGATAAAGAAATTCAATCTGTAGTTGAAAAGAATAGAGCCGCTAGAGCAATTAAGGTTCCTTCTACAGTTGTATCATCTAAGCCAAATGTTCCAGGTAAAGAACTTGCTGTGCGTCCTAAAGCAGGTCCAGCGGTAGTTAAAGCAACGACAGCTTCTGCTAAAAAGAAACTTACCGCTAAAGGTGCAGCACTAGGTGCTGCTAGATTAGCAGGTAAAGCACTTACAGGAAAAGTTGGAATGGCAGTCACCGCAGCATCTTTACTAGGTGGTCCAGTAATTAACCAACTTACAAAAGATAAGAACCGTATTACATCTGCTGATGTAATGAAGGGTCGTGAACAAGCTGCTATTAAAGCCAACGCAGCCAAGCAGGCAAACAAGAGCCGTAGCAATCAACCACGTATTACTGGTCAAGGAAAACTTATTGGTAAGGGAAATATTCCTACAATGAGCGCAGGTGGTGCTACAAGTACTTATAGAGTAAATGCTGGAGATACATTATCTGGTATTGCTAAGAAGTCTGGCGTATCTCTTTCAGAGTTACTAGCAGCTAACAAGAAAATTAAAGATCCTAGAAAGATCTACAGAAATACTGCAATCAATATTCCATCAAAAGGAAAAGTTCCTACTGGTGGTTATGCAGGTCCTGTTCCATATCGTCCTAAAAAGAAGTAGGTAACTTATGTCAATGGTTAATCCTGCTGCTATTCCTATGCCTGGGGCAATGTCTAATCGAAGTGACTTGCCACCAAAGCAAGGAGCGATGCGATTACCAGATGCAGCATATGGCGAGCAACAAAGATTTCAAGCGGAACAAAACGCTGCACCTATGGCTAAAACTAAAAATCTTTTAGCAGATATCGTTCCATTAGGTGCAGAAACCCGCAGACCAAACGAGTTTGTTACTGCTGGCGTTGATGCTGGTCCTGGTCCAGGTAGAGAAATACTTAATCTACCAAACTCAGCAGAAACACAAATTGCTGATTTATCTATGATGGCTAAATATCTTCCATTGATGCAGACCTTTGCTGATTCACCTAATTCAACTGGAACTATGAAAGCTTTTACTAAGTATTTAAAAAGTCAAGTAGATGAAAATATTTAAAAAGTTTGAAGAGAATCTTGAGTACCTTGGTTTTGAATTAGCACCAGTTGCTTGGGATCTAGCGCGATTAGATTTTGAATCAGATGATGATCGTTACGCACTATTAGAAGAATTAACTGCTGGAAGGGAAATTAATCCGAATGGGAATATGGGATGACTGGAGAGCTGAATCAGGCACAACTTCAACGCCTAACCCTTTAAGCAGAGTTAATGAATTTAAAAAAGAAGTATTAGATAAAACTGCTGTAGGTAAGGTAGAACAAAAAGTTGGTGCTGGTATTGCTGGCGCAATTGAAAAAGGACAAAATAGTCCATTTAGATTCTTAGTTAACCCCGCCCTTAGTGTAATGGAAAAAGTTGGCGGTGCAGTAAGTGCCGTTACTCAAACAGTAGCAACACCTTTCCTTGCAGCAGAAGCATCACGTCAAGGTAAGACAAAAGGATTTGTACAGAGTTTTAGATTTGCTAGAGAGCAAGCTAAAAACATCTCAATGGGTCAGGCAATCGCCACTCAGACTGGTCAGCTATTTGGCGCAGTTTTACCAGATCAAATTACACCAACATTTATGGACAAAGACTTTGACGTCTTTGACGATAAGCAAAGAAACCAAGCGTACAAGAATGAGTTTCTTGGATGGATTGCATCTGGAAGTACAGACTTAGGACTTGCTTTACTTGGAAGTAAAGGCATTGGTGCTGCAACTAAAGCAGCAAAAACTACAGCATTAGGTTCTGAAAAAATAACAACCAAGGCAGATCAAGATCTATTTAAAAAGAATTTAGAAGATGCAGTTGCATGGGGTACTCGTAATGATGGAACTCCACCACCTACAGGATTATCTAAATTAGTAGATGATGCGGTTAAAACAAAAGATGTAAGCAAGATTATTGCTAACCCATTAGTATCTAATGGATCTAACCCTAATCGTTCTGCAGCCATCATGGCTCGCATTGATAACCACAGAGATATGGCTGATTACTTACTAGCCGAGCGTGGAGATAAGTTAGCTTTCCAAAGATTCTTTTCTAAATCACCTTTAATGGCTGATCATTTAGATAACTACGGCATGAACAATATAGATCCGATCTCGGATCTATCTAAGATTCATACAGAAGGTTTAGATCCCAAGTTAACTCCTAGATATACACAAATTATCGAGGATAAAAAAGCGACTGATAGAGAATTTAAGTATGCCTTAGAAGGTTTTAAAGATGATATTAATATCGGTCAATTCTCATCTTATCGCCCAGGCAAGTTTGCATCTATTGAATCAGTTAAACTTGCTAAAGAAAAGATTAAACTTGAAGCCAAGTTTGGTGATCTAAAGTTATTTGGTAAAGATGGTGGCAACGGTTGGCGTACTCAGGTTTACCAATCATCACCATATGATCGTGTTATTCGTACCATTGCTTGGGTAGGTTCAGGTCGCCCACAGGGAATGATCAATATATCAAACCCACGTAAGTATGAATCAGCGATGGATGTGCTTTCAGATTTAAATCGTTTGCAGATTCTTCGTGGTCAAGATGGAACTGACTTTAAGCGCAAGATGGTATCTAGGTTTTTAAATGCCCAAGATGATACTCAACGTGCAATTGCCTTAGATTACATTGAGCAGCAGGTAATGCTTCGCCTTGCAAAGTTTGCAGGTGCTGGAGATGTTCAAGATATTAGAACTGCTGCTGATCAGGTTAAGTTAATTACCAGCTGGCATGATGCAGTAAAGGGTCGCCGTCAGACTATCAAGGAATATGCTACAAAAAATGGTTTTGTTCCAGATGAAAACGGTGGAGTTAACGTAAGTAACTTCTTTTCTATTTCAAACGAAGCATCAATCATACCAATGCTTGATTTCCGTAAACTAGAAATAGAAGTTATATTAAATTCTAAAAGAGTTTTAGGTGCAAGATCACCAATCACCCAAGCTGAGGTAAGAGGAGCAGTTGCTTCTAAAGGTCTTATGGGTACTGGTGAGTTTTTAGATTTAGCAAACGCAACATTCAGCAATTTAAATCTAATTCGCCTTGCTTATATCCCAAAAAACTCAATAATTGATCCATTTGCTAGAGCAAGTATGGCTCTTGGTAATCTAAGTTTACTTAAGAATGCAATTCCAGGCGTAGTAAACCTTGTTCACAACAACAGTTTGCGTATAGATTCAGCAAAAAGATTTATACCAGGGTCTCCATCTAATCATGCTCGCAAAGTAGAAAAGCAAGCACAGAAAGAAATGGATATTCTTGCTGGTGAGTTAAAGCCAGTGGTCGAAAAATGGGAAGCTGCTCAAAAAACTCTTGATGATGCAGAAAAAAAACTTAATGCTGCAGTAGCAGCACAGGCAAAAGCCGAAGCTGCGCTTCGCAACTCATCTAAAACCAATAAGGCAGACCTTACTGCTGCTAAAAACAACGCAGATTATCAAATGTTCTTGGCTCAAAGAGCCTTTGTTGATGCAGATGATGCATTAACTAACAGTGCTGATATGGTAAATGGTGTTTCTTCTTTAATGAAGAAACATAGAGACAATCTTACCGCTGCTGCAACACACAGAGCAGAGTTACAGAACTATAAATACCTAGGACAAGACAAAGAAATCCTAGAAGTCGGTGGCAAAAAGTACACTATTGATGGTTTAGCTGATCCAAATATTCGTGGAGCAAGTGCTTATCTTGCCGAGATGGATACTGCTGCTAACTTTATTAACACTCAGTCACAATCTCAAATTTCTAGACAATTAAGAGCTGATGGCACACGATTTGTAACCATCAAGCGCAATGAAGTCAAGCCATACATGAATGCTTTGACACATATTGCTAATCGTCAGATTCGTCAAGAGTTAGATCTTCCACTTGGAATGATGTTCCGTGGAGATTCACCTATTGAAATTGTTAGATGGCTATATAAAGACACCAAGGGTGCTGAATATCGCCGTCGTATGGAATCTCGTGCTGGTAAGCCAATGGGTCAAGATGATTTCTTGAACTGGGCTACAGCAACTCAAGATAAATTATTTAAAATGTATCCAGATCCAAACATTCGTGAGATTATCTTAAACAGAAACGTCAGTATTGACGAGATGACTGCAGCATTAAAGAATAGACCAGACTTATTGCCTGAAATCGATGGACCAAATATTGATCTATCGGATTTAAATAGTTTAGAACGTGGTTTGGTTAAGACTCAAGGTGCAATTGATGCAGCCTGGAGAGTTCTAGCAGCAGCAGAAAATAGAATGGTTCGTAATCCACTCTTCCTTACTTACGTAAGAGAAGAGATGAAAGATCTTATTGCAGCAGCGCAACGAAATGGCATAGATCCATCAGATGCTGTGGTTAATAACCAATTCCGTCAAGTTGCATACCGCAAAGCCACAGATCGTGTAGAAAGAACCTTGTATTCTTCACGTCGTTTAAGCAATGGTATGTATGCAGCACGATTTGCGATGTCTTTCCCTCTAGCATTCTTTAACTCACAGGCTGTGGCTCTTCGCCTTATGGCAAAGAATCCAGTTAATGCTTACTGGTATGGCACGATTGCCAATGCTTTCGATAACTTTGAATCATATGAAGATGAAGATGGCAATACCTACAAGAAAGCATCTGATGCTCCAGCAGGTACTAAGTTAACAGTTAGATATCCAATACCTTATGGTGATAAGTTACCAAAAGGTATTAAAGATGCACTTAAGCCATTCACTGATCCTCGTGGTGGTGGAGTAAAGTTTAATCCAAAGCAAATGGAGTTCATGGTTGCCGATCCAAGCGTGTCTTGGTTTGGTGGAATTGCATTATCTGAACTTGTTAAGAACGGTATTAATGCGCCAGGTGGATTATGGAAAGTTTATGGCGAAGATATATCAGAAGCTTTAAGAGATACTTTTGGCGATGACTTCTATGAGAATAGCTTGCTTTATGGTGGCTATCCAATTGAAGGAAAGAACGCTTTCTTCACTACAGCAAATGCAATAATGCCAAGTTACTTGCAGTCTTTAATAGACGCAGGTAAGTTCCCTGGATTTAAGAGTGAGCGTTTTGCTGATGATGTGAACATGATGTTTAGAGTTCAGTACTCTGAATGGGATCGCAATGGTCGTGTAGGTAATCCACCTAATATGGATTCTGCTGCTAAGGCAGCAGCCAATATGGCTTTTATTAGATCTATAACCCAGTTCTCTGCACCAATTTCCGTTAGCTTTGATCCAGTAACTAGGGCTGCAACTCAATACTATAGCAACTTAGTAACAGAGTTCAATGGTGATTACGATAAGGCTCAAGACAGATTCGTTCAAGACTTTGGTGTTGACGGTCTAGCATTTATTGGATCCAACCGAAAGAACATAGCGGGATTAGCAGCAAACCTATCTGATATTAAGATGCTACGTAATAATCCAGAGTTATTAGAAAGTATCGGTAGATACGATACCAAGTTTGCCCAGATGCTATCGACTGGTTATGGCGATCTAACAGATGAATACTCTACCGAGGTTGCTGCAATATATAAGAAGTTAAATTTCCCTGGTGGATACAACTCACCATTGACTCAACAAAAAAGTGCTGAAGAAGTTAGAGCATCTGTTGAGGCAAGACGTGGATGGTATGAATACGACAAACTTTCTAAATGGAGAGATTCCATGATGTACCAGTATGGTATTAAATCTACTTCAGAAGCTAGGTATGAAACGACTGGTATACAAGCAGAGTTTAATCGCATAGTCGCCAATATCAGTGATCAGTTTAAAGGCTGGGCTGACGAACGCCAGCAAGGTGCAAAAGATTTTTGGAATGTAACTGTTCCAGTAGTTGAAGAGATTGTTAATAACCAGAAGTGGATGAACCATGCTGGTAAACAAACCAATAAATGGAATGAAATTTCTTTTTACCTACAGCAGATTAAACAATGGAAGAAAGATTACGACTTGGTCATGAACGATCCTCGTCGTGAAAGAGATCTAAGAAGACAATTGTCTCAATGGCATTTTGATTTCTTACAAGTAGCGGGAGATGACTTTGATACATTCTCAGCAAGGTGGTTTGAAAACATGCCTCAACTAAATCCAGATTTGGCGGTAAGATAATGGCTGAAGTTAGATATGGTCCTAATGGAGAAAGTCTAGTTCCAGGAACTCCTGCTTATGCACAAGGTTCAACAGTTAGACCTCAAGTATCAGATACATCCCTTCTTCCTGACCTTAAAGGTAGAATAAATCCAATATCACTTCCTGGTTTAGGACCAGTAGATGGTCCTGAAGCTAAAGCTTGGTTTAAATTCTTAAAGAATAATAACAAGGCACGTTATGACCAATTCCTTTTAGAACTTGCAGCAAGAGGTGTATCTAAATCTGCAGCACAAAAAGTATGGAATGACGCAGTTGACTGGACACAAACACTTGGATCAAACAGTTCTAATCCAGAAGATTATTTAGATATTCTAGATCCTTCGGATTACCAAGGTGCTACCAAGAAGTATGGAACTACTAAGGTACGTGATGAACGTGTAACTAAATACAGTCCATCTGGCGCAGCACAAGTAGTTTCAGATACTATGGAACAAGAGCTTGGTCGTACTGCTTCCGCTAATGAAATAGCAGCAGGAACAGCAGCGATGAACGCTGCTGCAACAAAAGAACCATCTATATTTGAAGGAACTACAACCACTGCCCCTGGCGGTAAGGGTTTTGAACTAGGTTCAACCACAACCAAAGGAACTCAAACAACTGGATTTGATCCAACTATGTTTGCTCGTAACTTTGCTCGTAGCCAACCAGATTTTGCAGAATCATTTGCTGCTAAGAATTTCTTAAAACTAGTCAGTGGTTTATTAACTGATCCAAATGCAATTGGACAGGTGGTGAGCGATGGCAGATAAATATACCGTTAAGTCTGGTGACACATTATCAAAAATTGCTTCTGCTAATAAAACAACAGTTGCAAAGATAGTTGCTGCTAACCCAGTATTAACTACCAATCCTAAATACAATGGTGGAAATACAATATTTTCTGGAACTAAACTAACTATTCCAACCTCTGTAAATACTTCTAAGCCAGTAGTAAATACACCAGGTATCCCGCCAGTAACTGGATCAAGTACTGCTTATAATCCTGGCAGTAACACTGTTGTTGATACAGGCATTTCATCTACAGGTGCCACTCAAATGGATACTTTAAATATGGCAACTTTGCAAGCAAAGTTTGGTGTTGCTGCTGCTGTTATTGGTTCAGATAAAAGCCTTCAAGATGCATTAAATAAAATCCTTGGGCTTGATGGTAGCGGAACTATGATTACAGATCCTGGGTTACAAACACAAATCATTCAGGGAACTACTTGGTATAAGAACCAAACAGATACCCAACGTAAACATTCATATTTCAAAGAGACTAACCCTGGTCAATATGCTGCAGATTTACAGTTAAACGCAAGTAATATTATTAAACAATATGCGGGTAATGGTTTAACCATTACTGCTGCAAATGCTATTACATACGCTGATCAGATGATGCAACAGGCTGTTATTAAAGACGGCAAGGTTGTTAGATATAACCAAGACTTTTTAAATAAGTTAATGGCTGACTCTATTAAGTTTGATACAACAAACACTTTTGAAAGCAACGGCAAAGTTGTTTATGATCTTGATGGAAAGCTTGAGACTATGGCTCAAGCTTTATATGACAGAGCATATGACTATGGCTATCCATCAACTGTATCTAATGCAGGATTTAAGAAATGGTTTGAAGCATCAATCAAAGGATTAGTTGCTGGCACTCTAAACCCAGAAGATGTTGATAATGAATTAGAACAACGTGCAATGTCATTATTTCCTGGCTTAAAAGATCAGATGCTACGTGGTCAAACATTACGTGAGGCTGCTGATCCTTGGCTAAATACAATTGCCAATACTTTAGAAATTGATGTTAAGTCTTTAGATCTTAACAACGATACTGTCCAACAGGTTCTTAATTTTACAGATGAAAAAGGAAATATAAAACCTATGAATCTTTACAGTGCTAAGAAAGCAGCACGACGTCATGCAGACTTTGATTTTACTGAACAAGCTAAACAAGAAAAAACAAGTATTGCTTCAACAATTCTTAAAGATCATGGGTACCTAGCATGAGTGCAGCAGACGCATTAAATTGGGCAAGAACCGTAGGTGCATTTCGTGAAACTTACAATGTAGCAAGTACGCCCGCACCTGTTGTACCAAAAGCAGAGGTAAGTTATCGTGTTCAACCTGGTGATACATTAAGTCAGATTGCTAAAGATAACAACACAACCGTAAAAGAATTGCTTGCTATAAATCCAGCATTAACTAGTAATCCTAAATATAATGATGGAAGAACTATTTTTTCTAATACAAAAATTGTTTTAGAGCCAGCGGTAAAAGCACCTAAAGTTACTCCTACTCCTACTCCAGACCCAAGAGGAGACAATCCTGCTGGTTCTGATGGTCAACCAGATCAGCCACCAAAGCCAGATGAACCACCTATTAAACCAGATGAGCCACCTGCTGGTGGAGGACCTACTGGTGGAGGTACGCCAACATCATTTATTGATCCAGTAACAGTAGCAACCGCATCTGTCAGTGAACAACTCCTTGCGCTACAAGCACAGATTGCAGCAATGCAAACCGCTGCAGCAGCAGAAGCTGCTAAGCCAAAAGTTGTTGGTCAAAAGACTGTACGTAAAACTGGTGGCGTAGTTGAAGTTTATCAAACTATGTCAGATGGTACACAAGGTTCTTTAATAGAGTCATATAAAGATTTTGGTGCTCGTGATTCAGTAATGAAGATGTTTGAAAATACTGGATTAGGTCAAGCATACATTGATTCTCTTATGGAAACAATTGATAAGGTTTATGAAGATAATATAGCACCTACCGATGCACAGGTTTTAAATAGTATTTACAATAGCGGGGCTTACAAGACCCGCTTTGCTGCGAATGAAGCAATTAAAAAGCGTATGGCTGATGGTAAGGGAAGACCTGGAGACAGACTTCTTACACCTTATGAATACATTCAAACTGAAAAAGCTTACGAAGAAATCCTTAAAGAAGCAGGGCTTCCTACAGGATTCTATGATCAGCAAGAAGATTTTACTAACTTTATTGCTATGGGTGTAAGCACAGCAGAATTAACTGACCGAGTTAACATAGCCAGAAATGCTTTAAACAATGCTGATGAAGGTATTAAAACAGCACTTAAAGATTACTATGGTTTAACTAATGAAGATTTAACAGCATATCTTCTTGACAAAGATAGAGCAATGAACTTAATTGACTCTAGGTTTAAATACACAACCGAAGAAGCTAAGAAGATGTATACCGCTGCAGAAATTGGTGGAGCTGCTTCTCGTGCAGGTCAGATGTCTGATAAAGCATTTGCTGAAGAAATCTACGCTGCTGGTAAATCAGGTCAAGCCGAAGCTGCATTCCAGTCTGCTGCTACACAGCAAAAAGATTATCAAAGACTTATGAGTTTATATGGTGAAACTGGCGGAGCACAAGATCTTGCTCGTGAAGAACTTGCACTTGCTGGTGGCACTGATGTGACAGCAAAGAAGAAAAGCCTTGCATCTAAAGAACGTGCAATATTTTCTCAGAAGTCTGCAATTGATACGACATCCCTTGGACGTCGTAATAAAAAAGCAGACGTATAAATAGATTCCGTTCCTGACCGACCAGCCCAGGTAACGCGTATAAGTCTGGTAGTCATCACGTCTACGAATCACTTCCCCTGGTGAGGAGTACGTGTGGTGCAAACCCGATGAGGGTCCAATCAACTATAGGGAGAAAACACAATGGCAGAATATACAGAGTACGATTTTGAAGATGATTCTTCAGATTTTGGTACTGATCTAGTAAAGAAACTACGCAAGCAAGTTGATTTACTTTCCAAAGAACTTAAGGAAAGAGATCAAGTTATTGAAGAGTTTCAAACTTATAGTCACGAAGCTTCAGTAGGAGAAATCCTAGAAAGCTTTGGACTAAATCCAAGAATCGCTCAGTTCATTCCATCGGATATTGAAGCCGACGAGGATGCAGTTTCTGAATGGTTAACCGAATACGGCGATGCTTTTGGAATTACTGCCGTTGAAGAGTCAGAGGCTGGTTATGAACCAGACGCTGACGCTCAATCATTTGAGCAAATATCAGACTTTGAGAATGGTGATATTGACCCAAGTATTGGTCAAGACATTTCTTCCTTGATTGCTAACGCATCAAGTGCAGAAGAATTAACTAACTTCTTAAAACGCTGATAGTCCATATCAAACCCTAATAGAAGGAAATTATGCCTATAACACCCGCAACGTCAACTACGACATCAACAATGTCGAACTTGATTCAGACGGCGTATGATAAGTATATCGAGTTTAACCTTCGCTCAGAACCAATGTTCCGCAAGTTTGCGGACAAGCGTCCTGTCGATGTGACAAACCCTGGTAATACTGTTGTATTCCAAGTCTACACAGATCTATCTCGTGCTACTTCAGCACTAACCCAGACACAAGATCCAGATGCAGTACAGTTAAGCAACACCAACAGAGTAAATTGTGTTGTTGATGAATACGGTAACTCTGTAATCACAACTGAGCGTCTTGCTCTTGAGTCTCTTTCTGCAATCGATCCAGCTGTTGCTGACATGTTGTCATTCAACATGCGTGACTCACTTGATTCATTAGTATGGAACAAGTTAACATCACTAGCAACTGGTCGCTTTACAGGAACATCATCTGCTGATGAGTCAGTACTTAACGGACAAGATGTTTCTTCATCAACTTCAGCAGCTTACCTAACCGCAGCACTTGGTCGCCGTGGTGTAGCCAAGCTACGTGGTGCATCAGTATCACCTCGTGATGGTGGTTTCTATACAGCACTTATCCACCCAGATGTGTCTTATGACCTTCGTTCAGAAGCACAATCAAGCGGATCTGCTGTATGGCAGTTGCCACACACTTACACCGAAGCAGGTGTAGGTAACCTATGGACAGGTGAAATTGGAATCTACGATCAGATTCGTTATATCGAAACTCCTCGTGCTGAGTCCATTTCAGGTTCAGGTACATCAAAGGTTTATGCAACTGTTCTTCTTGGTAAGCAAGCTCTTATCGAAGCAGTTTCATATGAGCCAAAGACTGTTATCGGTCCAGTGACTGATAAGTTGATGCGTTTCCGTCCAGCAGGATGGAAGGCTCTGATTGGTTGGAACATTTTCCGCCCAGAGGCTCGCTATGTAATTAAGACTAAGTCAAGCATCGCTGCTTAGTTTAAAGAAGAGGGGCTGGCAACAGCCCCTCTTCACCCAACAAAAATAAAAGGAGAATGCAATGCCAAATGTAGGCGGAATGAAATTTAGTTACTCACCAGCAGGAATGGCTATGGCTAAAAAAGCAGCCAAGAAAACTGGTAAGAAGATGGTAGTAAAACCTGCTATGAAAAAAGCAATGGTTAAGAAAATGGGTAAGAAGAAGTAATGAAGAAGCCAGGAAAAGTGCAGAAAGTAATGCATGAGTTTAAATCTGGTGGATTACATTCAGGTTCCAAAAAGGGACCAAAAGTAACTTCTCGTAAGCAAGCAATTGCAATTGCTTTATCTGAGGCTGGTATGTCAAAGCCAAAGATGGGTGTAAAGAAACCAAAGGTAAAAAAGAAGTAATGAAAAAGAAAGTTTGGAATACACCTAACCCAAAGAAGATTTCAAAACCTTTAACATCATCCCAAAAAGCTGCAGCCAAAGCTGCAGCAAAAGCAGCAGGACGTCCTTATCCAAACCTTGTTGATAACATGAGAGCAGCGAAGAAGAAAAAATAAATGGATCCTAGATTAAAACGAGCAGGTGTATCTGGCTTTAATAAGCCAAAGGCAACGCCTTCACATCCTAAGAAGTCTCATGTTGTTGTAGCCAAATCTGGCTCACAAGTAAAGACTATTCGTTTTGGTCAACAAGGTGTATCTGGGTCTCCAAAAAAATCTGGAGAAACTAAATCTTATCGTCAACGTCGGCAATCATTTAAAGCACGTCATGCCAAGAACATAAACAAAGGTGTTATGTCAGCAGCATATTGGGCAGATAAGGTGAAATGGTAATGACAAAAATATTTCGTGGACCTACCTATCGCTACAAACTTGGTCGTCCTAATGATCTTTGGTTTGTGTCATATCCAATTGGCAAAAGCGTAATTAAAGATAATGGAACTTGGAGAACAATTGTAGTTCCACAAGATTCCGATTTAGCAGATTATGACCGTGTATTGCGTGGCGGTTATGACAATGTTATTACAGACGCTGAGGCTGCTGAGCTAACAGCAGCAGGTTATGGAGATTACATCTGGGATGAGTAACTGTAGATCTGGTTGTAAGACCCAAGACCACGCCAACTGGGGCGAATGTGCAAGAGCAGCAAATTTTAGTATTACAGATCCACTGGCTAATGCGGTATCTAAGCAAGCCAATTCAGAATTAGACGCATATAGAAATGCAAGAAAACTAGGTATTCAACCTAGGTCTACAAAAATGCATGACGTAAAGGCTGCTGTTATGGCATCCGATAAATTAGGAAAGGCGGTTCAAGCATAATGGCTACGTTAAATCAGTTAACAGAGCAAACGCTTGGTGAGATTAATGGCTATGTTCGTAACCAAGAATCGTTAACGTATGCAACTAACGTTGTAGATTCTGATGATTTATCTATTACTGTTGATGATGCGTCCGCTATAAGCAAAGGCATCATAGAGATTGATGATGAACTTATTTATGTAAAGAAGTCAATTGCAGCAAGTGGTACTCTTCAAGTACTTGGAACTGCAGCAAATCAAGTAGGTCGTGGCTGGAGAGCAACTACTGCTACAAGTCATGTATCTGGTTCAGTAGTTAGAAACAACCCACTATTTCCAAAAACTCAAGTTAAAAGAGCAATCCTCGAAACAATTAAAGGAATGACATTTCCTGTCATATCCAATGAAACATTTACTTTTAATGGTAGCGATTATTCATATGTAATGCCAGATTCTTTAGTAGATATTACTGGAGTATCTTGGGAACTGCCAGACTCTACAGGAGTCTGGGCTTTAATTAAGCGTTGGAGATTAGATACTAACTACTTAAATGGAGCAGCAACTGGTCAAGCTTTGATTTTAAATGAAGCCCCAATGCCTGGTCAAACAGTTCGTGTTCAGTATACAAAATATCCAACAACCATTACTGATAACCAAGAGTTAACAGTGAGTGGTTTACCTTCATCATGCGAAGATGTAGTTCGTCTTGGTGCCATGTATCGCCTGTTATCAACAGTCGATCCAGGTAAGGTAATTGCTACATCAGTATCCGCTGATGCCTTGGATCAACCAGTATCTGCTGGTGCTTCAACAAACACAGCGAAATATATTTTCCAGCTTTACACTGTTCGTTTAGCAGAAGAAATATCAAAACAGCAAGCCAACTTCCTTAACACTATCCAGTACTCGAGGTGATGAATGCCAACACAAGCACGTTACTATAGTTCGAATGCAGCCAAGACAACCCTTGCTGCATCGATCAGCTCATCAGCAACAAGCTTAACGCTTGCTGCTGCAAGCAACCTACCCGCACAGTATCCATATACTCTTATTCTTGAGAAGGATACAGCAAATGAAGAGGTAGTTGAAGTCACCAGTTTGGTAGGTTCTGCCTACCAGATCACTCGCAACATTGACTCATCAGGTGCTAAGGCACACGCCTTTGGTGCTAACGTTGAGCACGGTGTATCGGCTCGAGACTTTACTGAGTCTCGCCAACATGAAATTGCAACAACAGACATTCATGGTGTTACTGGAGATATTGTTGGTACTGGTGGAGCGCAAACATTAACTGGTACTAAGACATTATCTGCAGCAATTATTACCGCTGCTGGTACTCTTAATATGGCTACTAACCGTATTACTAATGTGCCTACTACACCAACCAGTTCTACTGATGCTGTTAACCAAGCGTATGTAACTAGCATTTCTGGATCTGCTGCAGCAGCAGCAGCCAGTGCAACTGCAGCAGCAACTAGTGCAACTAGTGCTGCCACATCCGCAACATCAGCAGCCACAAGCGCATCTAGCGCAGCAACAAGTTTTTCTTCAGCAGCAACCCAAGCAACCGCAGCAGCCACCTCAGCAACTTCCGCTGCAGCATCTGCTACTGCTGCTGCAACATCGGCAACATCGGCAGCAGCCTCTGCTAGTGCAGCAAATACATCACAATCTAGTGCGTCTACATTTGCTACCAGTGCTGCAACCTCAGCATCATCTGCTGCAACTAGTGCTACTAGCGCAGCAAACTCAGCCACGGCAGCAGCGTCATCTGCGACAGCAGCAGCAAGTTCTGCTACTGCAGCAGCCACATCTGCTACCAGTGCATCTAACTCTGCAACATCAGTTGCTGGTCAAGTTGCCTCTGGTCTTGTTCGTGATATGGGTGTTATTACAGATACTGATACAAGTACTGGTACATGGATTTCATTATCATCATTACAAACAAACACACAATCTTCTGCAACATCAGCAGCAAATAGTGCATCATCAGCTGCTACGTCAGCATCTAGTGCTGCATCATCTGCAAGCATTTCGGTATCCTCTGCTGCTACTGCGGTTTCATCCGCAGCAACTGCGGTAACTTCTGCTGCACAAGCAGCAACCAGTGCTACATCCGCAGCGACAAGTGCCACCTCTGCTGCTAACTCTGCAACCACAGCAAGTACATCTGCTGGTCAGGCTGCTACTTCTGCTGCTTCCGCAGCAACAAGTGCAACTAATGCTGCTACATCAGCAGCGAGCGCAGCAACTAGTGCAAGCTCGGCTGCTACCTCAGTAGGATCTTCTTCTACATATGCAAGCAATGCATCTGTAAGTGCAGCAAGTGCTGCTACCAGTGCATCTAGTGCATTGACATCACAGTCATCAGCAGCAACATCAGCTTCTTCCGCTGCCACATCCGCTGCTTCTGCAGCGACTAGCGCAACCTCCGCTGCATCGTATGTTCCTTCAATCACTGGTAACGGTGGCAAGTATCTAACTACAGATGGAACCTCTGGAACTTCTTGGGGTGTTGTTGATGCCTTACCTTCACAAAGCGGTAATGGTGGAAAGTATTTAACAACCAATGGAACCTCAGCAACTTGGGGAACTATTACAACAGATCCAATACCAGATATCTTAATGATGATGGGAGCATAAGATGGCTGCATTCGCACTACAACTACGTCGAGGAACTACCGCAGAGCACTCGGCATTTACAGGCTTGGTTGGTGAAGTAACAATCGACACCGACAAAGACACCATTGTGGTTCACGATGGTTCAACAGTAGGGGGATTTCCCCTAGCTAAATCAACGGATACAAGTGGTCTTGATCCGTTTCTATTGATGGGAGCATAACAAATGGCATACAAAGTACTAGGTCGCAGGGCTGTTGCTGCCACAACTGCTGAAGAACTATATGTAGTACCTTCAGGTTCATCTGCAGTGGTGTCAACAATTGTAATAGCAAATAGATCTGCTGGCACGGATACATATCGATTGGCTATTAAGCCAACTTCGGCTACAACTCTTGCTAACGAGCACTATCTTGCATACGACATACCAATTGCTGCAAATGATTCAACAGCGTTAACACTTGGAGTTACATTATCTTCAGGTAACGTTATTGTTACATATGCATCAGCTGCTGATTTAACAATTACTGCATTCGGTTCAGAACTTTAATATTTGAAAGGTAACACATATGGCAATATCACGATTTAGCAATTCTTCTATTGCTAATGGGTTTCCTAAGTATCAAAAGTTTATAGGAAATTTTAATCCAGTACAAGCTTTTACCCAAACCTTTTCTTATACTGGTGCGGATCAAACCTTTACTGTTCCAGCATCATCACCTTCAACAATAAAGATTAAGTGTTGGGGTGCTGGTAGTGGTCCAGGGTTAATAACTGGCGCACCTGGTGGATATTCTTATGGTGAATTAACAGTAACTCCTGGCACAACTTATAAGGTTGTTGTAGGGGCAGGTGGAATCCACATGACTAGTGGTGCTGGTCCTGGTTCAGTTCCTTATGGTGGCGGTGGACAAGCGTCGTCATTAGGTTATGCTGGTCAAGGTGGCGGATTATCTGGAGTTTTCACTGGTTCAGGTTCAATTACATTTACATCATCAACTGATAGACAGCGAGCAGTAATTATTGCTGGTGGTGCTGGAGCAGGTGGATGGACTGAGCCAGGCGCAGGTGGTGGCGGAAGTAGTGGTGCAACCCAAACTGCTTCGTATCCAGGTGGTGGTGGTACTCAAAGTGCCAATGGTACAAATCCATACAATGGTGTTTCGGGAAACCAAATGCAAGGTGGCGGAAATACATCTGGCGGAGACGGCGGTGGCGCAGGTGGTGGTGGTGGTGGTTACTACGGCGGTGGTTCTGGCTGGAATGGTGATTCACCATCAGGTAACTCTGCAGGTGGTGGCGGTTCTGGATACATTGGTGGCGTAACTAATGGAACAACAACACAGGCTTCTGGTGCTGGAGCACCACCAAATTCTAGTGATTCTAAATATGTTTCACCATCAGGATATGCGGGAGTTTTAAATACTACATTAAGTGGTATGGCATTGCATCAAGGTGGACATGGATTAGTAGTTATCTACGGTGAGGTATAAACAATGGGCGTTAGAAGTTTTAGATTATCAAGTATGTTTACTGGAAGTAAACGTTCCAAGTTTTGGGATCAAACCACATTACTCGCAACACCTTTAGAAGTTGTTGTAGTAGCAGGTGGTGGTGGTGGACAGAATGCTGGCGGTGGTGCTGGTGGTCTTTGTTATCACTCTGCGTTTTTGGCTACTGCAGGAACATACAATGTAACAATTGGTGGTGGAGGTGTTGGTCGCCCAACTAACTCAGGTGCTGGTGGTGCTAACGGTGGTAATTCTGTTTTTGGCACTATTACAGCACAAGGTGGTGGAACTGCTTCGGATTCACTTGGCAAGAATGGTGGTTCTGGTGCAGGTGGATATTCAACTGGTGGACAAGCAACTCAAGGTAATTCTGGCGGTGCAATAGGTTATGGATTCCGTGGAGGCAATACACCTGGCGGTATTGGTTCAGGTGGCGGTGGTGCTGGAGCACAAGGTGCAGACAGTGCAACAGCAACAGGTGGTATAGGTAGACAATATTGGAACCTAAGTGGAACTGCAACTTATTATGCAGGTGGTGGTGGTGGTTACAATTATGGAACAAGCACACCTTATGCTGGTGGCTTAGGCGGTGGTGCTGATGCACCTAGTAATCCAGGTACTCCAAATACTGGAGGTGGAGCAGGAACTTCTGGTGCTGGTAGTGGTGCTAATGGTGGTTCAGGAATTGTAATTCTTAGATACCCAGATAGTTATGCTGCTGCAACATCAACTACTGGCTCACCAGGAACAAATACAACTGGTGGTTATCGTTATTATAGATTTACTGGAGATGGGAGTATTACTTTTTAATGGCACATTTTGCAAAGCTAGATGAAAACAATATTGTACTTTCTGTTCATGTTGTAAACAATGATGTTATTACCGTTAATGGGGTTGAATCAGAACAAGTAGGTATTGATTTTTTAACATCATTACATGGATATCCAAGATGGAAACAAACATCCTATAATAACAATTTTCGCAAAAGATATGCTGGCATAGGTTATACATATGATCCAGTAAAAGATATATTTATAGCACCAGCAGAGTTTCCTGACTGGACATTAGATGAAAATACTGAATGGCAACCGCCAGTCCCATACCCAACTGATGGTAAATATTATATTTGGAATCAATATGATTCCAATTGGGTTGAAGCATACGATAAAAATAAGGAGATATAAATGAAAACATTTAAGTTATCAAAGAAGCAAATAGCAGCAATTAAGTCATACCTACGTGCAGTTCTTGCATCTGCAATTGTGATGGGTATTGCTTTGCTTACAGATCTTGCTCCACAATACGCAGTTCTTATCGGTGCAGTTGCTGCACCTGCAGCTAAGTGGGCAGATAAAAGCGAAAAAGAATTTGGTTTAGGAACCAAATAATGTCTAACAACGAATGGGCTGGTATTGCAGTAGCGGTAACCACAATAGTCGCCAGCTTTGCTGGCTCAGTTCGTTGGTTAGTTAAGCACTACCTTACAGAATTGAAACCAAATTCTGGAACAAGTCTCCGCGATTCCATCGATAGATTGGAAAGCAGGGTTGACGATTTATTCTTAATTGTATCGAGGGGTTATGAGCCAAAAAGCAGAGTTTCTAGAAGTCGCAAAAAATGAAATAGGTACCGTCGAGGGACCAAAAGATAACGAAACAAAGTATGGTGCTTTTACTAAAGCAAACTTTCAACCATGGTGTGGATCATTTATTATGTGGTGCGCCAAGCAAGTTAATCTTAAGATCCCTAATGTGGTTGGTACATCTGCTGGTGCCGAAAAGTTTAAAGGTATAGGCGCATGGTCCAGTGTAGAAACTGGCAAGCCTAAGCCTGGCGACTTAGTCTTTTTTGATTTTGCCGAAGGTGGCAATCCAATAGATCATGTTGGCATTGTCCTTAAAGACAATGGCGATGGAACCATTACTACCATTGAAGGTAATACATCTGGTGATAAAAAGAAATCAGCCAGCGAGCGCAATGGTGGAGAAGTAGCACAAAAGATCCGTGCATATAAGAAAGACAACAAGAAGAAGTTAAAGGTTTTTGTAGCAGGTTTTGGTACACCTAAGTTTAAAGACTAGTTAGGAGTGTTGCGTGGCAACAACAAATAAATACCTTAAAGGTGATCTACCTATTGCTATTAGCACTAACGTGCCTACAGCGTTGGTTCGCTATGGAAGAGAAGACTTTGCTGCAAGCTATGCTATAGGTAATACCCCTTGGTTGTCTGCTGCCAATGACAATAATCGTATTAGTCGTATTACTACGACTTACCAGAAAGAACGTATTGACCAAGGAGCATTGACTGGTGAGCAGTCATTGACTAACTGGTGGTTACGTTCTGCTACATCGTGGCATCATGGTGCGGGCGAAGAGTATTACGACGCGGACACTAGTGATCTGTACAGATTCTATGAGTCAAACAACATTGACCCATGGACTCTTGGTGAGCTTAAGCTTTTACCTGCAACAACAAACCTAACAACATCTGCAGCAAGTAGCCCTGCCACTGTATCTGGTGGAACTTTTTATATTTCTGGTGGTGCTGTTAAATTCTATAACGGGTCAACAACTACAACAACTTCATTAGGAACATCATCAACCGCACAGACATTGACCACAGATGGAACATATGCGATAGTTGGAACTAATGATGGCATCTATCAGGTAAGCACAGCATTAGCTGTAACTAAGTTATATAACAAACATGCTGGGGTTACTTCACAAACAGTTCAATCTATTGCTTATGTTAAAGATAGAATTGTTGCTGGCGTTATGCACGATACAACCGACATGCATCTTTATGAATTAACAAGAACTCCAACAACCCCACCAAATACCATGGCTACTGGTGATGTAAGGTTTACGCTTTCCAATACATCTATAGTATTTAATTCAATATCAGAACTTCCTGGTGCAATTGTTGTTGGCTATACACAAGGTGCTGTATCACGTGTGCAAATGTATACAATTAATCCAGCATCACCAACAGCAAATATTGTTGGACCAACCATTATTGCAGAACTACCACGTGGTGAAACATTAAATCAGATACGTTCATACCTTAACGAATACGTCATCCTTGCTACAACAAAAGGATTACGTGTTGGAACTATTGGAACAGATGGTCAGTCATTTACCTATGGACCACTCAATGTTGAAGGCAATGTCTACGACATTGCACTAGATGAAACTTATGTGTACTTCACCCGATCAAACTTAGTGTCAGGTTCTGCTGGATTATGGCGTCTTAACCTTGGTCAAGTAATTGACAATGGATATGCATACGCTGCCGACCTTGTCACAGATAGCAACGTGCCTAACGGTGTAGCGTTTGTTGGTACAACTGGATTAAAGTTTATAACTTCATCATCTGGTACATGGGTGCAGCATGCCACTCAGCTTGCTGCATCTGGATACCTCAAGTCTGGTCTTATTCGTTGGGGTACTGGGGAAAAGAAACAACCAGTATCTCTTAGTATTAAATCAGATACGGATTCCAGTGGAACTTTAGGTTTTAATTTAGATGATGATAACGATCAGCTTATAACAACTGGAACAATTCCATTTGGTCCAAACACTGAATCAACTCTTGCCAGTTATGTATATCCTGCTGACGTATTTCAAGTAACGTTTAACTTTACTAGAGATACATCGGATACAACTAAAGGACCAATACTTCACGAGTGGCAAATCCGTGCATTACCTGCACCATTGCGTTCACGTACTATTACAGTTCCATTGCTTTGTTATGAAGAAGAGAGGGATCCAAATGGAAACACACGAATCTCAAATCCATGGGAGCGAATCCAATACCTTGAATCTATTGAGCAAAATGGTGGAGCGGTCTTATACCAAGACTTTACAAGTGGAGAAGAACGAATATGTGTCATCCGTGCTATCCAATTTGAGCAAGCAGCCCCACCCACTTTTGCTTCTGGGTTCGGCGGGATTGCTACCGTACAATTACAAACAATAGATACTGAAACATCAATCTCTTAGTGGATACAAATAAATTATTAACACTTGTTGGACCAGATGAAAGAAGTGAGCTAGTTACGAAAATTCGTATAGCTCTTAATGTTGCTGGAGATGACTTGCTTGATGCTCCCCTACAGGAAATGTTAAAAGGGTTGCAGCGTCGCTATGACATTCCAGCAGTCGGGTGCATCAATATAGCCACGCTGGATGCGCTCGCAGTTGCTCCACCAGAATGGTAGGGCTAGAAGGAGAGGGGGATCTTAATTGATCCCCCTCTTTTTTTATTTATATAATCTTTCTTAACCAGACCTGATAGTTGTCTTCTATCTTTTCTACCTTGCCAATAAGCAAATGACATAGTGCATCAATGGCATAGCGTGGTTCATAGAAGTCACCTTTGCTTTCACTCCATCCATAATCGTCGAAGGCAATTAATCCACCAACAACTGTTTGTTCATATGCATTCATTCCATCACGCAGTACGGCAAATGCAGTATGGTCGCCATCAATATAGATAAAGTCATAGCCACCACCAGAGATAGAAAAGAATACGTCACTACGTTTTTTACTTGGTACTATTTTTTTCTTTTCAATAGCTTCTTTATTTTTTTCATAGTATGTATTCCATACATCATTCCAATCCATCTGCTTATGGACTGGCTCGTCAGATCCTTGCCAAGTATCTACATCTATTAAAACAGACGACTCATGCTGAAGGATGTTGTCTGCCATCCACTTAGAGGCGTCTCCTGTATATGCACCTATTTGAACACAGCGCAAGGCTGTGTTCGCCAAAGGAAGTAAGTGACGTTCAAAGTTTGCCTTTGCGCTAGTTTCTTCAAACCAATTTGGATATGCCATAGTTTCCTATTCTTTTCACGGCTCGCCTTGAGCGAGCCTTTCCCTCCCACCACCCCTCAACCCTATCAGATTATTGGTAAGAGTTACATGCGTGTCGTTACCCACGATTCTTGGTGTGTTGGTTTATTCTACTGGTATGAACGAACTTCCTCCGCATAGATCCTATAGCCAGTTATCTACTTGGCAATCCTGCCCACAAAAATACTACCTAAGCAAAGTGGCTATGGTTCCAGAGAAACCTGCGGTATACCTTGCTGCTGGTTCTGCTGTCCACTCCATGCTGGAGTGGCTCAACCATGAGCTCTACAAGAAGCAACTTGACAATTGACCAACGTGGTATACCAAGCAATGAGTGTATCAACTGTGGCTCAAACATACAGGTTATCCGTGCCATCTTCTCTGACTATGAATTGGTTATGTGGTTTCTTGATTCCTTCTGTGCAGGGTGTGGCTCACCAATGACAGCACCTACACCTGTGGATAATCCTGACTATAAAGAAGAGGATGATGATGACCTCTATTGATTTGACACAGAAATGGCTTGAGGTATTTAATGATGCCGTCAAGGAGACCGAAGAGAAATCTGGTATTCCCTCGACAGAGTGGAAAACAGCAGGACGTAAGACCACCTTACGTCCTGATGGGGAAGATCTATCGTTCTGGCAAAGCGATGGACTCAAGCAGGTAGAGGCGTATCAGAAATGGTATGAGTCTTCTGGTTGGAAAATTGCTACGATGCCCGATGGTCGTCCTGGAATTGAATGGGCTGCTGATGTTCACTTCGGGGGAACACCAGTTCGCTTCATTGTTGATGCGATCTACCAAGTAGGGGAAGACTTGGTAATCGTTGATTACAAGACAGGTTCTAGGACACCATTTGGCATGATACAAGCAGGCTTGTATGCATCTGGTATTGAGAAAGTAATGGGCGTCCGTCCTAAGTGGGGCGCATTCTTTATGACAAGAACAGGTACGCTTGACGATCTTATAGATCTGTCGCACCTAACAATAGATTATTTTGAATATGTATTTGGTGCAATGAACCATTCCGTATTGAACGGATGGTTCCCACCATCCGTAGGTGATTCGTGTCGCATGTGTTCATTCCAAGATAAATGCCCAGCTATGGGTACCATAGATTTCCCCTTGCAAATACCAACAACAAAGGGAAAGAAAGGATGAACTAGATGACTGAATCTAAGTTCTCATACACAGGTAAACTAAACAGCACAGATCTATTCACTGTCCGAGGTGATAGTGCTGAAGAGTTTGCTACAAATATGGTGGCTGCTATTGAGGCAATCAAAGCAGCAACAGAACTACAGACCGCACTTGGTGGTCGTGGTGGTATGACATCAATGGATAGAGCGGTACAAGCTTTGTCTACTGGTGGATTGAATCCAACCGTGGTTAGTTCTGGACCTACTTCAATCGAAGTAGTTAAAGACAAGTATGGTAATGAGTGGACATATGGACATCCAGATGCTCCAGATCTACCAGATGGTCGTGGCAAGTACGCCAAGAAGAAGGGTACTAGCAAGGCAGGCAAGGCATACGTAGGTTGGTTTGATCCTGCTAAAGGACCAAAGCCATTTACAGTAGGCGCAGTCGAAGCCGAAACAATCTGGACTAAGTAATCCATGCGTACCTTACTGCAGGTAGTAGGAGTCGAATCTCCAGCAGGGCATGCCCTTCCTGAGATTCTTCCTCAACTCACTGGTAACCAAGTTGTATTCCGTCAGGCACAACTACACTTGGTAGCAGCACAACCAGGCGGTGGTAAAACCATGCTTGCTTTATGGTACGCAATTACATCTAAGACTCCAGCCTTATACTTTTCAGCAGACTCTGATTCTCGAACGATTGCTCTTCGTGCAGGCGCAATCCTTATGGATAGATCAGTAACTGATGTGGAAAGAATGATGGACTCGGAGGCATCTGTTCTCCTAGAGGATGCACTGGCTGATGGTGCTGGGCATATTCGATTTAGTTTTGATCCATCTCCTTCTTTACAAGATATCGAAGAAGAGATTGAAGCTTGGATTGAATTGCACGGTGCTCCACCATCAGCAATCTATATTGATAACTTAATGAATGTCGCTGCAGTCAGCGACAATGAATGGACAGCATTGCGTGATGCAATGTCTGCGTTCCACTACATGGCTAGAGAATATGAATCAGCGTTTGTTGTACTACACCATGTATCTGAAAATGAAAAGATGTCTAAGCCTAACTACCCAGCACCACGTAAAGCTTTAATGGGTAAGGTCTCAGCCTTACCTGAACTGGTATTAAGTGTGGCGTTGGATGCTATTGGTAATGTGTATCGAGTTGCAGTTGTAAAGAATCGCCATGGTAAGGCAGATCCAACTGCAGAAAATTATGTAACTTTATCTGTTGAACCAAGTCATATGAGTTTATATAACTCACCTGCCGAACTACAAAGAGCAAGGACTATGCGACAATGGCAGTAATAGAATTAACTGAAGATGAAATCATGGATGCTCTTAGGTTTATCCACAGGGTGAGAGCAAATAAAAAGGAGTTCGATGTTACGGATCGCAAGTTTGATAAAAACAATTCGTCTTATTCCGTTAATCTTATGGGTAGGTTGGGTGAGGTGGCAGCTTCTAGGCTCCTTGGGATACCGACGGACAACACGATTACGCCGAGCGGTGATAACGGACATGACCTCATATCAGTACTGGGTAAATCTATACAGGTTAAGACGTCAACATTACCGCAATTAATATTTAATGCACCAGAATTATTTGTTTCAGATGTAGCCGTACTTGTAAAGTTTTCTGGGGATAAACAACTTCCACATGTGGATAGTTTGTTTGATGTAATTGGTTGGATAACACGAGAAGATTTTCTTGCTAAACATTACTTGCATGACTATGGTTACGGCACTCGGTTAGTAATGGATGCTAATCAACTACAACCAATAGAGGTGCTAATCAATGAAATATCCAGACTTCACTAGTGCAACTTGTAGAGGAATTGGTTTAGAGTTTTTCTTTCCTGAAGAGAAAGGTGCGGGTCATGATCCAGAAGAACGCATGGCAAAAAAGTTTTGTATGGAATGCCCAGTGCTAGACAAGTGTGCAGAGTGGGGGATATTGCATGAGAAGTATGGTGTATGGGGTGGCTTATCGCCACGAGATCGTATGGCAATTAGAAAACAACGCGGCATTACCGTCGATCAGATATTGGTAAGTGATTATGTCAACACCAAGTAAACGTAAAGGCTCACAGTATGAGCGCGACGTAGCCAAGTGGCTAGTCGCTAATGGTTTTCCCTGTGCTGAGCGAGCTTATGGTGCAGGTCGCCATGACGATGTTGGCGATATTGATGGCATAGATGGTGTTGTAGTAGAATGTAAGAATGAAAAGAAGATAGATCTCTCTGGGTATCTGAAGGAGTTAGATAACGAAATGACTCATGCAGATGCCGAGACTGGAGTGGTGCTAATAAAAAAGCGTGGCACTACAAATGTCTCAGAGTCGTATGCAGTAATGCCTGCGCAACTCTGGGTCGATCTGCTAAAACAGGCAGGTTACAATGGACATAGATAACAAGGTGACAGTTAGTTATCAGATGAAACGAGGTAACTATGCGGTTGATGGTAATGACCGTATTAAGTATGTTGATAGTGATATCAACACCAGCACTAGCGGACTCTCCCGACCTAACGATAGAGAAAAGAATCTCTATATTAGAGAAGGAAGAAGCGTTGGAGCTAGCGATAAGCACGGTAACAATAAACAAACGAGAGGCTGCTTGTGCGAAAAAGATCGCATACAAAGAGAGCCGTTACAACATCGACTCGTACAACAAATCGAGTGGTGCTCGTGGAGTTTGGCAATTACTCTGGGCAAAACCAGATTGGTCCATACTCAAACAGACATCAGAAGCACACGAGTATGTGCTTCATCGTTACGGAACTTGGTGCAAGGCGTACGAGTTCCATCAAGAAAGGAATTGGTATTAAATGAATCAACCTGAATTTCTTGAAGCAGTCTTTAATCATTATGGATTAACCTTGCCACAAGGGGAGAAGTCTATTCTCTGTCCAGTGCATGATGATTCACGTAAGTCTGCTTCAGTTAATTCAGAGAAGGGCGTCTGGGTATGTTATGCCTGTCATGGTAGTGGCTCTGGTATACAGATAGTCATGGCTCGTGAGAAGCTAACATACTCAGAGGCTCGTAAGTGGGCAGAAAAAAATATAGGAACAGAAAAGAGTAAAGATTTTGCCACGCCAATGCGTGGCAGGCGACGAACCAATGGTCGGTGGACACCGCCAAGATTGCGGAAGTAATGACAACTATTATTGGTATACAAAAGAATGATCACTGCATTATTGCAGCCGACTCTCGTACAACTACAGAGAAAGGCAGACCATACTCTCATCCTATTATTACAAAGATATCTAAGCGTGGTAGATATTTAATTGCAGGAGCTGGCACGACTATGCCATGCGATACCATTCAACATATTTGGAAACCACCAGCACTTCCACCTTCAATCAAAGATCAATATCATTTTATGATTACAGATACAGTTCCAAGCATGAGAGAATGTTTGAAGGATAATGGTTGGGTAGCAGACGAGAAGTCTGAAGACTATGAATTTTTATTTTTAATTGCAGTTAATGGAACTATCTATGAAATAGATGATACTTTTTCTGTATTCTTACGTGACGATGGGGTATATGGGATAGGTTCAGGATCTTCTTATGCAGTTGGCGCGATTCAACAAGGCGCATCATGGCGCAAGGCGTTGCAAATAGCAGCAAAGAATGATGTGTATACTGCACCTCCATTCATAATGCATAGGCAGGAGAGAAAGTAATGAGAAGACTTAGTTTATATGCAGGGTTTAATCGAATTTATTGTTGGGGTTTTGGTCTCCAGTACCACACAATGACATCTGTCTATGAGGATTTAGATTCACTTGATCTAATTGAATATGTAGATGCAAGAGTTTTAAGATTAGATTTAATATTTGTTTATATTAACTTTACTTTATGGGCGAAGCAGGAGTGGGATGAGAACTAATCCAAAGCTAATTGAACTATGGACTAGAGCAGCAAAGCAATACCACGAAAGCCTTGCTGGTTCACCAGCAGAGGCTTATCTAAAAGAGCGTGGGATTCTTGATGGTGCTAGTCGGTTCATGCTTGGATACGTAGCAGAGGTAGCACCTGGTCATGAGGATAGATTAAAGAACCACCTGTCTATCCCATATATAACTGAGGCTGGTGTAGTTGGATTCAAGTTCCGTCGTATAGATGGTGGCGATCCTAAGTACATGATACCTACTGGTCAGAAGCACCACCTATATAATGTTGATGCAATACTTAACGCCATTAACAAAGTGTTAATAGTAGAAGGAGAAATAGATGCAATCAGTGCAACACTTGTTGGTCATCCTGCTGTCGCTGTTGCAGGAGTTAACGCTTGGAAGCCTCACTTTGCTCGTTGCTTTGATGGGATAGGTACGGTAGTAATCTGTACCGATAACGATGCCAAAGAGGATGGCTCAAATCCTGGGCAGGAACTGGCTAGGAGATTACAAGATGCAATTCCTCAAGCTGTCCGCGTGTCGCTACCGCCTGACAGTGATGTTAATAGTATAATCTGTACACAAGGAGCACAAGCATTGACTGACTTAGTCAATGCGATCAACTAGAAAGGTGCTCCGTTGGCGACTGAAAAATCCGACCAGCTAATCCTCGAGTTCGAAGAGGATGCTCAGAAAATATATGATGAGTTGCTGGCTATTCTTGTAAAGAAACAAATTGATTATGGTCCATTCAATATCTGGAATGCACCTGGCGGTGCAACCAATGGGTTAATGGTTCGTATGTCAGACAAACTTGAGCGATTAAAGAATCTGATATATAAGAATGTTAAACCTAATAACGAATCGTTAGAAGATTCGTTTGTTGATATTGCAAACTACGCAATCATTGCATTGATGGTGCAGCGTGGAGTATGGGCTAAGCATGCCAAGAAATCGGAATAAGACTTACGAAGAACAACGGATCTCACGCATCCGAATGTATGGGATAAGCGTTGATGATTATAATCGTATGCTTGAAGAACAAAACCATGGGTGTTATATCTGTGGAAAGTCAACTGCGAATCGCGCTCTTGATATTGATCATGATCACAAGACTGGAAAAGTACGAGGTCTCTTGTGTTCGGTTCACAATAGAGTGCTAGGTTTATTTGATGATGACCCTGAGTTACTACTAGCAGCACACACTTATCTAACCAAAGATCATGGTTAATCTAGATCGAAGTCATCCTATATGGGATGAGGTTAATGAGATCACAACATCTTTAGCTTGGCATTTATCCAAGCGTTACCATAGATTCGTGGAACTAGATGACATACGCCAAGCCATGAACGAGTATGCATGGAAGCGTAAAGATAAAGTGGCTGAGTATTTAATTCGTGAAGATCCAATTGAAATCAAGCAAGGATACAAAGCATTCAGTACATTCATGCGTAGAGCGGGCGAGCGATACGCTCGCAAAGAGAAAGCTCGCACACTTGGTTATGAACTTGGCGATGAATACTTCTATCGTTTAGATCTAATTGAGAATCTAATCAAGGTTGCTGGCACTAATGAATCCTATCTGGCTAATCAAGTATTTGATCCAGACATTCATGGAGTTAAAGTTAAGAGACTTGCTAATGAAGGCAACAACTTAGCAGCAATGATTGCTGATGTAGATAAGGCAATGAAGAAACTAGATCCAAGAATGCAAGGCATCCTGACATCTAGATTTGTAAACGACATGCCACTTGCGGACATAGCCGAGGCTTGGGACATCTCACCTCAGCGTGTGGAACAACTGGTTGCAAAGGGAGTAAAAGAAATAGCAGACAAACTCGGAGGGATTACACCTTACTAATGCCAACATTTGATTTCAAATGCAACAATTGTGATTCAGTTGTTGAATTGATTGTTACTGACGATCCGTTTCCCAAGTGTGAGAAATGTGATGTCACATTGAATAAAGTATTTACACCACCTGCCATTCATTTCAAAGGTGGAGGATGGGGTGGTGACCATGTCAAAAGCTAAAGACAGAATCATGATTACTTGGTGTGACAATGGAACTACTGATGGAAAGTTTACGCAAGGATTGGTATACACAATTCTAACCAGCAACTTGCCCATTGTGTCAGCTCAACGTGTGCAAGGTAATCAAATAGGTAGGCAAAGACAAACTGCATTTGATACATGGCATAAGCAAACAGATATTGAATGGATCTTATGGGTAGATTCAGACATCGTTCTTACGAACGATGCTGTCGATAAACTCTGGGCAATGGCTGATGCTAAGGATAGACCAGCAGTTACTGGCACATACTTTATATCTAAACAAAACGAGCAGGCACTAATGGAACCATACCCTGCACTGTTCATAGCGCATGAGACTGACAAGTATTCAATGTCATATGTTCATCCGCTTGAATCAAACGCCATGGTCAAGGTTGATTACGCTGGCTATGGATTCTTTCTTATGCATAGATCTGCAGCAGATAAGATGCGTAAGATTCATGGTGATAGACCTTTATTCATGGAGACATCTACTGGTGAGGACCAACAGTTTATATCGGAAGACATACAGTTCTTCATGTTAATGAAGGAAGCTGGCATCCCACTCTATGCTCACACTGGAGCAACAGTTCAGCATATGAAACGATTTGCTTTTGATGAATCTTTTTATAAATTATATTGGGTAACTAACATGGCTGCGCACGAGAAAGAAAAAAAGGCGGAGGCATAAGCCCCCGCCCCTTTCTTATTTCTTGGATACGTTGGAGTAGAACTCTCTACTCTTTGCGTCTAGATTCTTTAGCGTCTGATACATCTCGGTTTGTCCTCGATCATAACCGTATCGATTACCAACCCAGTATGCAGTTGCACCTGCAAGTAATTGCATTAGCAAAGTGAATCCATTGTAAAACATTAGAGTGCTCCTATTCTTTTGAGTAGGTCGTCTGGATTTTCCAGACGAACGATTGCACCTTTGCCACCTGTATCAGGTGATGAAAGATTGGGGAAGAACTTCTCCGCTTGTAAGCGGGTACTGAAGTCACCCCATGCTTGAACTGGAACCCAGTCTGCTAACTTTGCTACAACAATAAACGACTCTCGCTTCAGCCTAGACTTATCTAGTGCCTCAATGATTTCAATCGCCAATGCTGCAGCATCTTCGGAGTTCTCAGCGTCTGGATCTAGTAGCTTCGCTACTAGTTTTATTTCTGTTGGTCTTGGCTTAGCCATCAGTAGTTCTTAATACATTGCACATAGTTCTGGTGATGAACCAGTGCCTCTTGTGCTTCGCGTTCTGTCCTGCGTTCTATCTCTGCATTGCAGTAAGAGCAGATCAGTATGACGCTACTTAGATATATCATGTTTACCCCTTTGCTATGTGTTCTTTAGTGATGATGTCACAATCATTACCTTGTTTTTCAAAGTAAAACAAGTGAGCACCAGCCATGAACAAGACCTCTTGTTCTGTATCGCCACTGCCCATGGTGTCATGATACGGACAGTACCATGACCACCCAGCGAGTTGTTTAACCTGCAGACTAGGTGGTCTAGTCTGCAGGATATCTTTACTTACTAACTTACCCATTCGGTATCTCCTCTGGAGCCAAGGCTACAATATCAACCATTGCTTCCTCTGCTTCTTGATGTATGTCTGACTCTATAAGTTCGGGCTGGTCTTTCTCACCTGCATAAATATGCAGGTAATCCAGTGCCTTGATTATGTAGTTAGCAACACGAATGGATATGTTCGGTTGTGTGTAAGGCGTTGGATTATCCAACGCCTCCACATATTTCTTTAACGGATTATCCACTAGATTCCTTTCGTTAGTAGTGCAAGAGCTTTGCTCTTGATGCGGTCAGCAGAACCAGTGATGATGCGCTCGGCTCTTACCTCATCCGTCTTGTGACTGTAGTGGTCTGCGTATTCCACGACTGCTTGGAATGCACCGAACCTAGTGCCTCGTAGTTCTTCCTGAGTACCAGTCTCACCACGATAGATTGCACTAGCAGTAGCACGAGCCACCGTTGCTGTGTTGAACTGACGCTTCTGTCCAGCACTAAGCATTGCATATGGTGTCTGCTCGATGATGGTTGGTAGATCCCACATCTTCTTGAAGATGGCATCCACCTCTGCATCAGTTAACTTCTCATCGATAAGTTTGTTACCGATAAGTTCGTAGGATTTGATGCCTTCGTAAGTAACTGGGATGATGCGTTTGATATCTTCGATACGGAACTCAGCATTGGTTGTGTGCTTGAGTGTGTATGTACCAGCCTTAGCAAAGATGCCAGCGATCTGATTGGTACAACGTAAGCGTTGGATTGATGGTGATATTTGTAGTGCAGTTGAACCATCATGGGAAGTTCTTGCTACTAAGTAGCAAGCATGTGGATCATTGGCTATCTTAACTTCGTTAGGTAGCTCGAGCACCATGTATACCTGCGCTCCACCTTTAACCTCACCAGCGAATGCATATCTTGCATCGCCTGAATCAACCAGTGCATCTAGACCTGAGAACATCTCATCATTCTGGAACACCTTGTATCTACCACCGACAGTGCCAAGCACTGACTGCGTATTGTCCTTATTGGTACGGACAGTTGCGAATGTTGATGGTACTTCGAGGGTATTAACACCATCATTCGATACGGCTAACGCTTGTACGTCAGCCAGTTGCACATGCCAGTCGAGACCAGCCTGTTGTGCTGCATCACGTGCAGATGTAGCGGTGACTGCCTCACCAATAATGCTATAAGCATTACGGCGAGAGCGGATTGTTTGTTGTGTCATGTGTTTCTCCTATTCGTTTGGTTGTGGGATTATTATCTCATATACGGTTGTTGAAATCAACAACTGCATCTGAGAGTCGGTCAAAGTAATGACCATTCTGGGTGATGATGTCACCCCCAGCTGAGCGTCGGGCAGTCCATGTTACATATGGGTCTGCCTTCCGTTCGTATGGCTCTGGCACTTGCTTATCCATTAGCCATAGGCAAAGCACTACGAATCCGTCTGGATCCCATGCCTGCTTGTAGTCAATGATGAGTGCGCCATTGGCGCACACATCACCTCTGCGTACTGATGAACTCATACTCTGCGTATCATTTCAACAGTGGCTCGGTCAACGTAAGCCTCGCCCTCTTCTACATCTGAACCATACAAATCGAATGGTTCATCAGCCAATCCGATGTTGCTTACCATCTCTCGGACAGTCTCCTCATCCGCAGCTGTGATCGTAAACCCAGCACGAACTCGGAACACAACATCTACCTTGTATGTCTTCGAGAAGATTAACTTGTGACCGTAAACGGTATCAAGTATTTCTTGCAGGTCGCTGAATGGGATTGCACTATCTTCAGTGCATTCATTAGCGACTATGTAATCGTTCAGCCCAGTGAATAGGTCTTGAACTTTCTCTCGACCATCACGAACTTGTAGCCGAGCATTAGCCTCGGACTTTTCTAGTATTTCTATTCGGCTTTTAAGTTCAGCCACTTCGCCTGCATTACCTTGCGTTCCGTCTATCATCGTCATTCACTTGCCCCCTTATCTATTAATACATAGGGACGCACTGTTGCTCCCCATGTTTTTGCTCCTTGCTCTCGCATTATTGCTTGCTTGTTCCTTGCTTGAACCCGAAGGTCCATTGCTTTTTGCATTAACCCATGAGCCATGTCCTCGGCTTGGTTAGCCAAGTCCAGTAACTCAACAGGACCCATATCTTCATACATATTTTCTCCTTTCGGTTGGTGTTGCTGCCATTATCTAAACAGATCTTCGATCTGTTATCAATGAAAGACAGGTGCGCCCCATGTCTCGAGCATGCTATCGCTTGTGTCTTTGTCATTAAGTAATGCATCAGCCAAACTGCATACTTCTTCTGGAAACTTGCTCCAGTTTTGTGCGTCGTATGTAAACTCGCCACCTGTAGGTGGCAGGATTCGTGCATCTATGTCTACGACTTGGCGTGTGCCATCCTCGTATTCTTCTAACTCACCCCATAGGTGAATGCCCCATTCTTTACCATCAACTGTTATCCAGTTGTATTGTGTTATGTCAGTCATTGTTTATCTCCTTTACCAGTTGGTTATCCTTGAGATACTCAAGGGTAAGTTCGTCGATAGTTTCGTAGTCCAATCCGTAGTAATGCTGACCCATATCTACGAACCAATTGTCCTTGACAATTTTGTCGAAGGCTTCTTCACGAGTGGACAGTAGGGTTAAGTCGTGAAGTTCTGGTCGCTTGTATATATCTTCAAGCGATTGCCATATGGCAAGGTCTTGCATGCCTAGGCGGTGCGTTGCTTCTCGATACTGATCAAGTAAGAAACTTACTTGTTCGATACGGAATGATGCGTTCATTTGTTACCTCATTTCTTGGTTGAACTGAATCGGATGTCGGCTTTGCCGAATACACATAGCCCGCAGCTAACACAGGCTGACCCACTGGTAGAGATGAGTGGGATTTGCTTGGTCAATGCTGGACATTTAGCACCGACTTTGCCAGTGATGCGAAGCATTTCATCCTCCGCATTTGCGAATGTATCTGACAGCCACGCTAGTTTTGTGTCTGTCTCACGCCGAACTTGTTCGGCAATGTGTTTGTTCTCTTGGTCTGCGCTGTAATACAGCGACAGATTATCTAATCCCGATAGGGAATAGGCAGCAGATCGCACTCGTGTGTAGCACCAGAACTGCACGTCCTCGTGCATCATGATTACTTTCTGCCATGCATACTCATATGTTTGGTTGAAGAAGTCGCCGTCCCAGTGGATGCGGAATAACTTCGGGGCATTCCGTTTCTCACAGTCCTTGACGAAGTCAACAATCATGTCGTCAAGTAACTCAACCATTTGGTTGATGTCAGCGTCCTTTAATAGTTGCCAGTTATGAAGCAATACTTGCTTCACTCCCTTGTATACACGCTCGAGCTTGCCTGCATAACACACCTTCTCGCAGATACTTGTGGCATCAGGACATGAGAAGGCTTTGCCTGCTGGTAACCCGAAAGCATTAGCAATTGCTGGCGTCTTGCCACTTCTTGCTACTAGGTTGGTGACCTTGCGGTCTTTGCTTCTAATCAGCGATAGCATCTTGCTCCTTTCTGTTGGTTAGTTGTTGCCCTATATGTCAAGCACATCTTTGATGTGCTAAAAGATCAGGCGTTCGGGTCATCTATGTAACCCTCCGCTAGTAGACCATCAAAGAAATCATGAGCCATTAACAAACCCCTTTGGGGTTCTGACCCATCCTTAAAATAACGGAGAGCAATATCTATTGCTCCCCCTATTCTTTGTATGTCCTCATACTTGTAGCCCATCATGATTGCTCCTCCTTAAAGTCGCCTTCTCTAAGGCGAGTGATTACTTCATCAACAATTTCATTATAGAAATTGTCTGTTCGTCCTTGTATTTCATCTATTGCTGAGGATAATTCATCCTCAGTTGGTAAATCCTGCCCTTCGTATTCACTCTCGAATAGATAGAGCAGTTGTGCTGTGCTCATGTCACACATTGCTTGCCTCCTTTGCTAGATGTTTGTGTGTCTCACACTCTTTGAGTGTGTCTTCATCTATGAACTCTCCATAATTACACTTTGAGCATAGATAGTTGTCGCATTTCTCGCATGATTCAAGCGTGTCAAGTGCTGAGCATTGACGACACTTGTTTTGGTATTCTTCTATCACTACTGATTCACCATTGGTGAACTCCAGTTCACCACCCCAGCCTGTCTCTTCCTCAAACTCAAGGTTGAAACTGACATCAGGGTATTGCTCTGAAAGAGCAGTCAATGCTCCTTCAGCGACACCCCAAGGGGTGTCAAACCTATACTGAAGTGAAGTCTCGTCCTCGTCCACGAGCTCAGGCTCGCTGGCGTCCCACTTGACTCCCCACTTGCTGATGTTCCAGTTATACCAATTGAACTCAGTGTCTCCAACTTTTCCGTCGGCGGTATAGCCATGCGTTCCGTGATACTCCCCGAGTTTGTCGGCTGGTGGTCGGATGATGTTCCAAAAAGAGAAATCTTTTTGAACAGTTTCAGTTATCCATTCATCAGAAGGAAACTTCTGATATTTGGATTCATAAGGCGCAGATAACTGCGCCTTAATCTTGGCAATTACTTGAGGCTCTGCCTCAATTAGTAGTGTGTTGTAGCACCAGTTAGGCATCTTGGTATTCCCCTTTCGCTAGTCCATACTTTACGAATGTATCAAAGGCAACTCCGTCAACAGTTTTCTTGACGAAGTCAATCTCTACGCATAGATCCCACGAGTCTGTCATGTCTGTGGTTGCGAAGATACCGAAGCCAGTCTCTGACTTCCATTGTTCTCCAATTAAATTGGAGATGACGATACGAGTGGCATAAGAAGGGTCATCCCAGCGTGGCTCTGCTACAGACAGAGCGCAAGCCAAGTCAACTTCCCATGTGGTCTCGCCCCAGTGTGAGTAGAGCACCACCTTTGGTGATGCTGGTTCTCCGATTGCTGTTTCATATTCATTGAATATGAAGTTTATTCTTGCTCCCATGTTTATTCCTCCTCATCTTCATCACTGCCGAACAACTCTTGCCAGCAGGTATTACATGTGCCTGAGATAAGCAACTCTCTATCTCCGATAGAGAAGTCAGGGAAGATTTCTTGTATGAGTCTGCGCTCGCTGCGTGGTGCTTGATACTCAGACCATTGCTCGGGTGAAGCGGTTAAGTAAGTCGGCTCGTTACACCGACGGCAATTCATTACTGCGGTTTGTTGCGTTCTCATAGTTGCTCCTTTCTGAAGCGACAAAAGAGGGGTCAGCGATTTGCCGACCCCCCATAATAAGCAGACTTCGTCTGCTATCTTTGACGAGCGAGCCACTCACGCACTGCTTTGCGAGCGACCAACATTCCTACTGTGAAACCACTGGTAAATAAAGCGATTGCTAAAGCAATCAAGTCTGTGTATAACATTAGGCGACACCTCCCTTCAGGGTGAGGTAAGCCTTCGGCTCAACCTTGGCAATCTCGCTTGCGATAAGCGTGAAGTTTGGATAAGCCTTGAATGATGCTAGAATTGCCTCAATCTTCTTTGAAGATTTGGCGGTGTTGGTAGTGATGCGAACCTTGGCGAAGACACGCTTGTCATCTGCCTTGGCTATGTGAATTACGCCGTTCTTTACGACACCGACTAGTGTCTTAGTTCCAACTGTTCTCATTGTCGTTCCAATCTGCCTTTCGGAGTTTCCTATTCGGCGACATCTATCAAAGCAAATCTTTGATTTGCTATCAAAGAAAGACAGGCGCGATCACACGAGCTCGCATGCGAGCAGCCACTAGCCAATCCGTCATTTCGTGCGTGTGGGCGCACATGCGCCCGCATAGGGGGTTTCATACACACACGCACATACATGTCATGACATGACATACACGCACAGTGAACCGACACTCCGTTGATTTACGCTCAGTATTTGACATTGGGCTGGAGGTATGGGATAATTCTCGGTGTCAGTTGAGGTGGTCTCAACGACAGTCTGAAAGGACAGCATGATGAATACATACGCAAATAACGACCTGTTCGCCGACCTAACCGCAGAGATTGCGGAGGTTAAAGCGTTCTATAATGTGCCTACGCTGGAGCATGTTCCTGATAGTGAGTTGAGCCTGTTGAGTTCTGCTCGCGCTGGTGATTTGGTTCGCAAAGGCAAGCATGTTGGTATCGTGTTTGATGTTCTTGAGTGCGGAGGTAATGAGGCACTCGCAATCGTGTTCAACAGTGGGCGCACTACTACACACACACGCAAGGCTCTATAGATAGTCAGGCGAAGCCCTGCGCTCAGTAGCATGAGCGTGGGGTTTTGTCAACTCTGAGCACAGTTTTCGGCGGGGCGGGGGGCAACCTCTGCCCCTTTTTTTGTGTCTGCGCCCTGCCCGACCCCCACCATGTTTAACACCGCCCCCCTCCCTCCCCCCACTATCAGCTAAATAATTTTCACCAGAAAACCCACGCCGAGCAGCACTTTTGCTATACCAATAAAAAAAGTTTTAATTTGCTCTTGAAACACGCCGACGCTCTAGACCCCTATATAAGTATAGGGCGAATGTTAATGAGCCCCCAGAAGCAGGCATTAAGCCTGCTTAAATAGTACTTATATGCAATAGTGGGGATACTTCTGTCCAGACCCCTGTGGACCCCTACAGGCACTGGAGGAACGTTGGAAAGACAATTATCACCAGAGGAAGCACGTAAAGAACTTATCCTCTTGGTGCGCCAAGGGCGCACTATTGCTGATGCATTAAAGGTTGTTGGTAGATCCAGATCTTGGTACGATACCCAACGCCGAGAAGCCGAGGGCTTCTCAGCTTTAATTGATAATGCTCGGTTTAGAACACAGGACCTCGCCGATGAGGCTCGGTCTAACTTATCTGATTTTGCAGAGTTCTCTGAAAAGTACCTTGGTACTAAAGTACCAGCCCACATGCTCAACGTAGTTGACATGTTGGAAGGAAAAGAACCTCGTTGGGTTCATGACTCCATGGTATACGAAAAAGGATCGGCTGGTCTATCCCGCCTCTTGGTAAATGTTCCACCTAACCATGCCAAGACCATGACCATCACAATTAACTACGTAACTTATCGAGTAGTTAAGAATCCTAATATCAACGTCATGGTTATATCCAAGACACAGGAACAAGCAAAGAAGTTTTTGTATGCGATCAAGCAACGCTTGACGCATCCTCGGTACGCCGACCTTCAGGTCGCCTTTGGTCCTACCGATGGATATAAAGCAACCGCCGACCAGTGGTCGGCTACCAAGGTATATCTTGGTGGAGATGCTAGAGACTCCGATGCTAAAGACCCAACCATTGAAGCTATTGGTATGGGCGGGCAGGTTTATGGAAACCGTGCCGATCTAATTGTTTTAGATGACGTGGTCACTCTCTCTAATGCTGGAGAGTGGGCAAAGCAACAAGAATGGATTCGTCAGGAAGTTGCTTCTCGTCTACCGCCAGGAGGCGGTCAACTCTTGGTAGTTGGTACCAGAGTTGCAGCAGTTGACCTATATAAAGAATTAAGAAATCCAAGCCACTACACCGATGGTGTACTCCCTTGGTCATATTTGTCCATGCCTGCAGTCTTAGAATATGCAGACAAGCCAGAGGATTGGAAAACTCTCTGGGAGAAATCAGAACAACCCCTTACTGAGGATGACACCCCAGATGAGGCTGGAAATTTTGATCGATGGACAGGACCGCGTCTAACGGCGGTCCGTAACGAGGCAGGACCATCTAAGTGGTCACTGGTTTACCAGAACCTCGATATTGCGGAGAATGCAATCTTCGACCCGATGTGCGTCAGAGGCGCAGTAAATGGAATGAGAAAATCGGGTGCTTTGGTTGCAGGCGCAGCAGGACACCCTGATAACTCCAATAACTTCTTTAGAGTTATAGGTATCGATCCAGCAATGACTGGTGATACCGCTGCTGTTGCCTATGCGGTTGATCGCAGAACACACAAACGCTACGTCATGGATGTTCACATCATGACAAGCCCTACACCTGCAGCAATCCGTTCTCTTATTAAAGAGTGGACCGATGCGTATAAACCGCATGTGGTCATTGTGGAATCAAATGCATTTCAGCTTTTCCTTACACAAGACGAAGAGATTCGTAACTTCCTGTCGACACGAGGAATCAATTACAGACCTCATTACACAGGAAACAATAAACAGGATCCCGAGTTCGGCGTAGCCTCACTCGCTCCTTTATTCGGCACCATTACCAAGCGGGATGGTGTCATGAATAACTTTAAGCATGCTGGCGATAACTTAATCGAATTACCAGATAGCTCAAAGAATGAACACGTAAAGAAGTTAATCGAACAACTTGTAACCTGGCAACCAGGAGTACAAGGCAAGAAACTCAAGATGGACGCCGTTATGGCGTTATGGTTCTGTGAGATCGTAGCAAGAGAAACTTTACTTACTTCAGCAAATGTACCTAACTTTATGAGTAATCAATTTACTCCTAGAGGAGACATCGCGTCTCGGTACATCATCAACTTAGATGATCTAGCTGCTTCGCAGCGGACTGCGAGATTGTGACATTAATGAAAGAATTACAACAAGCCTTTGAGCAATTAAAAGCTCGTAACTCCGAGCGCGATAAACGCATGCGCGAGGTTTCACTGGTAAGAGCAGGACAGGCAGATCAAGTATTTCAAGGATTATTCCCTGAAGGAATTTGGTCACGTCCCATCATTGCCAACCTTATTGATGTTGTTGCTCGAGATGTTGCTGAACAAGTCGGTGTTCTACCTACCATTACTGCTGCTGGTGATTCATCTTTGGATGATAACCAGCGTACCAAAGCTGACAAGCGTACAAAGATTGCTAACTACTATGTAGCAGCATCTAGACTTGGTACAGAGTTACTGCGTGGCGCAGATCAACTAGCAACATATGGCTTTGTTCCTTTAAGAGTAGAGCCAAACTTTAAAGATAAAAGACCACACATCCATGTTGAAAACTCCATGGGTGCTTATTATGACATGGATCGTTTTGGCGTTGTAAACGTATATGCTCGTTTATATCATCGTAAATCTGGCGATCTAGCAGCACACTTTCCAGAGTATGCTGATCAAATTTTACAATCCAATACATGGACTCGTGGTGATGGCAATTCATTACTACAAGTTGTGCGTTGGACAGACAAGACAAAAACAGTTTTATTCTTACCAGATCGTGGAGGTTTAGTTCTTGCGACGACTCCCAATAAGACAGGTGTTGTTCCAATTGCGATTGCGCAACGCCCTTCACTTGATGGTGAATCCAGAGGTCAGTTCGATGATGTATTGCCAGTCTATGCAGCGAAAGCGCGACTTGCGCTTCTTACGCTTGAAGCTGTTCAAAAATCTGTTGAAGCTCCTCTTGCTCTTCCCAATGATGTTACTTCTCTTTCCGTTGGTCCTGATTCGGTCATTCGTTCGAACAGCCCTGAGAAAATTCGTAGGATTAATTTAGACGTACCTCAATATGCTTTTGCTGAGAACAATGTTCTAGCAGATGAAATGAAATTAGGAACTCGCTTTCCTCAAGCTCGTGCAGGACAAGCAGAAGGTTCAGTTGTTACTGGTCAAGGTGTTAAAGCACTTATGGCTGGATACGATTCACAAGTTAAGATTTATCAATCAATCCTTGGTGAAGCAATTGGTCAAGCAATATCATTTGCATTTGCAACCGATGAAGCATACTTCCCAGAGTTAACTCGTGAAGTATCAGCAACAGCCAATGGAGTTCCATATAAATTAAAATATAAGCCAAGTTCAGATATTAATGGTAACTATGGCGTAACCGTTGAATACGGTTTAATGGCAGGTTTAGATCCTAACCGAGCATTGGTATGGGGTCTACAAGCTCGAGGAGATAAGTTAATCTCTCGTGGAATGTTGCGTCGCAACCTTCCTATCTCACTAAATGCTGGTGAAGAAGAGCGAGCAATTGACATTGAAGAAATGCGTGATTCACTTAAAGCATCCGTATCTTCTATGGCTGCTGCAATTCCACAAATGGTAATGCAAGGTCAAGATCCAATGAAGATTGTTGAAAAAATGGCAAGTGTTATTAATGATCGCAAGAAGGGCATTCCCCTTGAAGATGCGGTATCAAATGCATTTAAGCCAGAGCCAGCACCAAAACAACAACCAGCACAACCAGGCATGCCAGAAGTACCAGCAGGTCCTGAACCTATGGCTGGCGGTCAAGCACCACAACTTCCACAAGGTAGACCACCTATGCAAGAACTTCTTGCAGGTCTTACTGGTGGAGGAAATCCAAATCTATCAGCGAGAGTTACTCGTCAAATACCAGCATAACAAGGAGAAACAAATGTTCGGAAAACAAGGAAAAGCAGCTAAAGCTCCTACTTCAAGCGCAATCATGGGCAAGAAGAATAGTGGCTCAGTTAAGGGTGGCGGAAACGTAAAGCAAGGAATCACCCCTAAAGGCATTAAAGGCAACAACAACAAACTTAAGTAATTACATTTTATAAGTAAAGGATAACTATGGCAGCCAAGACTCCAAAGAAATTCAGGCAGGCACGTAAGGCTGCCAGAGCAGACGCTAAAAAAGTTTTTAGTGGTAAGACTCAAGCGCGTCTGAAAGATAAAACAAATCCACTAGGCAAGTTTTCTGCAGATGATAAGCAAGCTCTCGGTGAAACATTTAAAGAAGCTAATTCTAAATATATTACCGACGATAAAGGTAATAAAATTAAGACCAATAACCTTACTCGTGCAGAAGGATCAAAGGAATTAAAGCGTACCATGGAAGCTTCTAACGAAGCTTTTCGATCTAAGATGCGAGCAGAGTTTGGCGAGTATGCGGGCAAGAAAGCTACTCAAGCAGATTATGATGCTAATCCAAAACTTAAAGAACGAGCACCTAAAGCTGCTCCAGGAAAGCCAGCACCTAAAGTAACTGAGACTGGTAAAGTTCGTAGTGCAGTAACTGCAACTGAAGTTAAACCACAAGGTTACAAAGTTGATAAAACAGGCAAGAAAATTAAAGAAGCTAAGGCTCCTACTAAGCCAGGCGAAAGCAAAGCATTTAAATCTAAAAAAACATTTGGTCAAATTAGTAAGGCAGTTGCCGATAAGACTAAAGCACCAGTTGTTAAAAAAGGTTTTGCTGCAGGTAAAGAACTTAATGCAGAAGGTAAAGCAATCTATGACAAGCTTGTCAAAGAAGGCGTTAAGCCAAAGTCTGCACTTAACAAGGCTTTGTTCCGTCAAGAAAAGGGAGCAAAGGTAGCAGCTAAAGCTGCAGCACCTATTGCCAAAGCAGCCAAGTCTGCTGCTACAGCGGTTAAGAA